GTACCAACAATTACATCATACTCACCAAGTGTTAAGTCATTTATAACTTCTCCCTCTGGAGTTTGTTGATTTAACTTAACTTGCTCTCTAGGTTTATAAGGGTCTGACTCATCTGTAATTTGTATAATTCTTTCTTCTGTATAATATGCCTGAATAAGCATAAGTACTTTCTCAGCTAAGTATTGTCTTGTTTTAGCTAAATTATCTAAAGGTACTTGTAGTAATAAAGACCCTCTATTTTGTTTAGCATTTATAGCTACACCAGAAACTTCTGGACTGTCCATACCCAACATTGCTTCTGTAATACCACTTATTTGTTTAATATTTTGTGCTGCTTTTTGCCCTAGTCTATCTAACCCGGTAGGTATTTGATTGGGTGGTATCTTAGCAGGAGGCGTAGAACCACGGTTAAATTCTAGTACTAGACCAGTCTCTGCACCATGTTCTTCTAAGTCATCCGCTGTCATACCAGCAAGAGAACCATTTTCTACAATCCAACCACTGTTAGCGGTAGTGTTTACAATGTGTAACTCTTGCGACGTTATTTTATTAAGTTGTTCTTGTGGAGATAATAAGTTTCGTACCATTCCGAACGGTTTACCTCTACGAAAGTATGGGAAAAAAGGTACGAGCGTAAAGTGCGCGTATGGAGACCAATCATCGAATAACACTACGGTGTCCGCGGTCACGGTCCAACGGACCTTGCGCATTTTTTTCTCTATAATATCAAGTGCAAATTGATCTGCAAATTGTTCTCTTTTCTTTTTGCTCCAGTTGTAAGGAACTTCTCTTTTATCGCCAGTTACAGGGTCAACGTAAAAAATACAATCTTTTAGTTTGTAATACTGACGCTCTATAACCCTAATAGACCTGAGCAGTCGTGCGTTCTCTGGATCTCCTGGATATTGTTGTCCGTAATTATATTCGTCAGTGTCTCCGTATCTTTCTTCTTCAAACTCCATAGAGTCAGCGCCTAAAGTTGTACCTGTTTCTGCTAACATACGCAACTGATCAGCTTCTTTTTGTCCGTACTGTTCTTCTATCTCATCTATACTCATCCACTTTGTTTCAAAAATCTCGTTCCAGGTTCTTGGGTCATAATGTTTTGCGTCAGGGTCTATAAGAATATCTAAAGGGTCTTTTGATTCGATTCGCACTTCGCCGTTTACGTGGTCATCAAAATCTATACGTACATCAAACCATCCTCTATCCTGTATAAGGCCATCAGAAAAAACCTGAGCTTCTGTCCATTCTAATTTGTTGTTATCTGCAATTTGTGCATAAACTTTAGTAAGAACATCCGCAATATCTTGTTTACCCCCGCCTCTGGGTTTAAATTGGATGTCTGCTTTCTTTGAACTTTGTTCTGCTAAGACGGCATTTACAGTTGGTAGAATAGTATTGATTGTTAAAGCCGGTCGACCTTGGTCATCGAGCTGTTGCATATCAAACTCATCCCATTGGTCCCCTCTGTAATACATATCGCATTTTTTTGCGAGGTGTACATATTCTTCATGTCCATGGTCTCGTGCACGTGTGTAAGAGTTCCATTGTGTTTTTGCAAGCGTGAGTTGTTCAGCTTTTGATAAGTTTTTCTTAGATTTTTTTGTATATGCCATATTATGCGCTCATTGCCGATTTCTTTTTCGGTCCTTTTGCCATCAATTCTAACCTATCTCGCCACGAAGGTATATGTTCTGGTGCTTCATAAAAACTTGCGTATTCAGTCATCATTAGACCAACCCAGGCCAAAGCATCAACTTGGTCATCATGCACGCCATTAGGAAAACGCAAAAGTTCAGCCACAAAAGGCCCAGTCCAAACTGCATCTTGTGGTACGAAAACCCTACCTTGTTGCATTCTACCCTGGATAGCTCTAGCTCTAGCTTCTTTGTCACGTCGTCCTACTTTTAAATCTTTAAAATATGCAGAGTGTAATTTACGCTCTGCTACACGTTTTTCTAAGAACGGACCAATAGCCATTTCTATATGACCACGTTCTATTCCTACTATACCAGGTCTCCACATCTCATAGAAATCTAATATTTTTTCTACTAACTCAAACCCGTCGTATTTACCACGGATCATATCAACTACGTACATATTATCATACTCATCAATACCGACCATAATACCTACAGAATAATCGTTTCTGTCACGTTGTCCGATAGCCAAGTCCCACGCGCAATAATAACGCATTTTATCGTAATCGACTTCGTCCGGTTCGTAATATTGAATCATCTCTCGGGTAAAATAATCACCGTCATCTGATACAGGGTTTTGTTGGTACAACGCAGTCCAGTCTCTAGGGCCAATGGCTCGTTGTATCATCTCTAAAGATTCTACGTTATAGCGGTCAGGATGCAGAGGTTCGCCTGTTTTTCTAAATTCTTCATCTTCTTCTGCTATAGCTGGGTATTTAACTACTTCCCATTCGTCTGCACCACTTTCGGTTGCTTGCAACAGCCTACCTGCTAGATCATCATCATGCCATCTAGTTAAAATGACCAATATACCTCCACCAGGGGAAAGCCTTGTATAAGCAGTAGAGGTATACCAGTCCCAGGTTGCCTCTCTGTTATTTTCAGACTCTGCATCTTCTCTGTTCTTTACCGGGTCATCAATTAATAACACGTGCGCACCTTTACCAGTAATACCACCGCCAACACCGGCTGCTACATAACCACCGCCCTGAGTTGTTTGCCAAGATTCTACAGACTGTGAATCCTTGTCTAGTCTTGTGTCTTCAAAGACTTTTTTATAGTTTGGCTCTCTTAGTACTTGTCTAACCTTTCTAGAAAAGCTCATAGCTAGAGATCCGGAGTATGAACAACTAATAAACTCGTGCCCTGGATTACGTCCAAGGTGCCAAGCAGGAAAAGCGATACTAGCTAAGGTCGATTTACCATGACGAGGCGGCATAAACAGCATTAATCTTGGGGATTTCTTATCTGCCACGTCTTGACTAAACTTTTCTAGCCTTTGACATATGTCTTTATGCACCCAACCTGCTTGGTAGTCAGGATTAAACTTTTCAACAAACGGCAACATGCGTTTTCGTGACAAAATACGTCTTGCGAGCTCTTGTTCGGCACGAATTTGAGCATTTTGCTCTTTTTTTGACTCTTTTTCTTGTTTTTGGGGCTCAGGAAGCTGGTCTGCTTCATCCGCAGCACAATATACGCATAAACCTTTAGGTAATACGAGGTTTTCTGCTAAAAGTTTCTTACACTTGTAGCATTCTAGCTTTTCTAAGTCCACTTTTTAGTATCTTTTAGTGTTTTTAGCCTTTCTTGCCGGTTTTTTAGCTTTTTTTGCCGGTTTTTTAGCTTTTTTAGGGTATCCTTTGCCGTATCCCATCTCTTTCTCCTTCTTTTTAGTAATTTTTTCCCAAAACATCGGTATTTGCTTGCCTGCTTTACGTTCAGCTACTAAATGTGCCGACATATAAGCAAAAAGCCCCATACCAATAAGAATAATTAACCCTAAAACAGGTTCTATCCACTCTGGCCAAGATGACCATGCTCCAAACTCATAACTCATGGTTTTATCCTCAATTTAATTTTCCCACCTGTGCCGTCGCCTTCTTGGGGTCCATAATAACCCATATAGTTTCTAACTTGTCGATATGGATTAAGACCAGCGCCTGGAACAGATTTAAAATATTCTCCTAACTTTCTTGCCCCTGTAGACTGTGTTTTAGCTGGAAAATCGTAAATATCACTAAACTGTAAGCTACCGTCTTCAAGTGTTTTTGGTGCAGAAACCTTACCGAGCGTTGTTTTTAAGTTAAAAACAGGTTCAGTTAAATCTGAAAATTGAAAAGTATTACTAGCTCCTTGTGAGGAATCTCCTGCTTCTGCCCCTTCAAACGCGTTATAATCCATATATTGAATAGTATTAGGATCGTAACCTTTATCTATTTTTGCTTTTCTAGCTTCTGGGGTTTGGCTATATTCGTAAACCTTTTGGAACGCATCTAGCTCTTCTTGTGAGAAATCTGCATTTGTCCTATCTTTTGTAGGCCTTAATATTTGTCTTATATTTATAGGTAGAATACTATTAGAAGTATCAACGTTACCACCAAACTGGTCCATCTCAGGTTCTTTTTTGGTACCTGGTATTTTTATATTTTGCCCAGCTCTTATTGAGTTTGCATTTTCTATAGAAGGATTAGCCTTTAACAGATCACTAGTACCTAGGTTTCTATCTTGTGCTATTTGTGAAAGAGTATCACCAGATTTAATAGTATAAGAACCAAGGTCTTCATTAGAAGACTTCGACATAGTATCGGCAATTAAGTCAGCTGCAAATCTAGTAAACCAACTCATTTAACACTTCCACCTTCTTCTTGCTTGCCTAATTCTTGAATTAGGATTGTTTCTAGTCTTAGCCGAGCTTCTTTTTAGTTGCCCCAAAGATCTAGCGCAATAAGATTTACGTCTTTTTGCTGCTTTGCTACCTTTTTTTACTTTACCTGTTACTGCTGTTTTTAATTTAGACCCAGGGTTTTTTCTTCTGTAGGCTGCAACGCCTTTTTTGGTCATACCAGCACCAGATTTAGTTTTCCTATAATTACCGCCTTTGCCGGTAGTTCTTCTTATAGGTTTTTCTTTTTTTCTAGGCATTATCTTCTCTTTCTCGCTGGTCTTTTCTTCGCGGTCTTCGCGGATTTTTTGAAAGCTTTAGCTGTAGGTGCGCCTTTAGATCCAGGCTTCCTCATTTTTTCATTAGAGCCCGCTTTAATTCTTTTACGTTTTGCGTGTATGTTTGCGTATAGTCCTCTTGGCATAATTATCTCCTTACCATTTTTTGCAAGACCAATATCTTGCAGAAAATACATCTTTAGCAGTAGCACATTTGTGTCTTGCTCTAAAACTTTTTCGGTTTTTTGGATTATTTTTTTTAATAGTCATATTAGCATCACCAAATCTAATTAATTTTACAGTCTTTCCTACTTNNGCATTAGATCCTCACTATGTCATAAATTGTTTTCGTAGGGACCATAAATCGCGAGACAAATGGCACCTCCGACTTTTCATTGTCGCCTGGACGTCTTTCGCCAAACTCTATATTAAATAGTTTACCATTAGTTAGTAGCCAGGCGTCAACATATTCTTTAACTGTATACGATCTTCCCGACCCAATCGGCTCGATAGTTTTGGACCCTGGTTGACCAACCGCGGACACAAGCGCCGCGCATAAATCTTCTACGTGCACATAATCTCGGACACATGTCCCATCTGCCGTATCATAGTCACTCCCGAAAATGGTAAATGAACCGTGGTCCACGGCCCGTTGTGTCGCGGCATATAAACCTTCGGGATTTGTTGGTTTGCCACCACCAACGTTAAAAAATCTAAATATCGTGTAATCAGGACAGAGCTCTTGGACTATATCTTCCGCCATAAGTTTGGATCGTGCATACGGAGACGTCGGATCATAAGCAGCGCCCGTAGATGCAAAAATCATTTTTGCGTTTGGAAAAGCATCAATAACATTTTTAGTACCAACTACGTTTGTGTAGTAGTAGGCCGTAGGCCGCGCGACACTTTCGCCGACTTTTACTAAACCAGCTAAATGTATAACAACATCTACTTCGGGGTTACATATAGATAAAGGTAGTCGAATATCCCAGTCATCTATATCAAAGGATAAGATTTTTATGCCTTCTTTTTTAGAAAGCTGTTTTATAACTTCTTGGCCAATATAACCATTGGCACCAGTTACGGCTACAATCACTTCTTCTTTTTATTCTTAATAGCAGTAATTATGTCGCCTCTTGTTACTTTGTTTTTATCTCCATACAAAGATGCAAGTTTTGAAGTTTTACGTTTCTTTTTAGTAGCTCTCGCTTGTTGCGCGTACTTAGTCATTAGTACCTCCTTGGGGTTCTAAATATCGTGTGTCTACTCCTGCTAGTTTTAGTAGCTCGGAATCTGGTAGTCTTTCTAGTTGTTGTATTTTATCTACATTAATATTAAC